ATGGTAGGGCAACATGGACTTGAACCATGGACCTGAGGTATATAAGACCCCTGCTCTAACCAACTGAGCTATTGCCCCGAACATGCTTAGATTATAGCTTGTGATCTCTGAGGGTCAACAGCTACTTCATGAGAAACGTCATTATCTCGATAAGAAATGATACGATCCTTCATCATCAGTTGGATATTGATTTTAGGGAAATCTAATTTGAGAATGCCTTTGATAGCTTCCTCAACCGTGGTCTTGGAGCTTCGGGAGAACATGTCAGCTAAAAGGTTACTGTAATCGATGATTTTTATGTCACCGTTACGCATGACACGCATGTTCTCCTCATGAAAGTCTGCACCCCATGCGTGCTTATTGTACTTCTTAATAAAGGAGAAGTGACTCTCAAGTCTGTCGCGCATCTTTGCAAACTCTGGGTTGAACCAGTAGTATTCTCCCCTTGCTTGAGGGAAAGCACGAGGTATAAACTTCATCTCAAGGGCGTAACCCTCCTTGCTTAGTCCAAGACAGGGAGCAAGGAGATCGCCCAACACAGAGCATTCTAGAGCCTTGTAGGCGGCATATTCAGCACAATTGTGAGGTGGGTAGCCCACTTTAATCACCGTGCGAGACCCTTTCTTCTTCAAAACAATTCTTGTGGTGCCTACAGTCTCCACAAGTTGCAATTCAAACTTACGAGCTATCTTTTCAGAGTGTTCCCACAACTCTTGAACCTCATTCATATTGAGGCTCTGCACGTAGGAATCAATCCTGTTCAGGAGGTTGGTCGAAGCCATTTTGCTTACGAGCCATCAAGGCCATGAGTTCAAACTGAAGCATCTCAAAAGGATCCCACGCTTCAGACAGCATGGAGCTTCCAACCCAGTCAGCTAAATATTCAGAGGGTTTGGTGTCTCCCCAAACGACCTTATGAGCAACTTCATTAAGAGTGGTTTCAATATGCTCAGACACCATAATTTTTCCTGATGGACTGTTTTAATTTGTTAACTGCCTTGTTGGTGAAGTGGACAGATAATCCTGTGCTGCTTCTGAGCGCAGAATGATTGATGCTTCCATCTTTAGCTAGAATCCCTGGGTTTTTAAGAATGGCGTTTATAATAGATTTTACATCCTCAGGTTGTTCGTTGGTAAAGTCTTCCAAGTCTACTGCGGATGCATCATACTGTGCCTTGTGATCCTCTATTCTTTCAGAGAGATTCATATCATCTCCCATACTTAAAGGGCAATCAATCGAGAAGTGCTTATTACGAAATTCCATCTTCTTGGTTAAAGGAATGCCCTTCTTAGCCTTTCTATTCCACAATACGGTCTTTGTGTATTGATCAAACAATTTATTGTTGATTGCCTGATCGAAATCCTCTCCTGTCTTCTTCTTAAAACCCTCAATGGACTCAAGTGCAGCCACACAAAGATCAGAGTAGTTGTCCTCATGGTTTGCAATGGCGTCATCGCCAGAAATTCTGTTGGCGATTGTATGCATCAACTTACCATAACGCTCCTCGTAGAGAGCCCATTGTTTTTCAGTCAAATTAATCATGTAATATATTATAGCACAGGGGGTTACGATTTCAACTATCTAATCTGGTCTTTTCTTCTCGGTTGGTCTCTCTAGCATCCTTACCCATACTCAACAGGCTGTACCCACAAATATCTCGCCAAGGCGATTCGTCCCCATACGTAGGATCAGTAGCGAGCCTAAAAAGCTTGTCCACCACGCGACAAATTGTGAGTACATCAAGGTATTGATCAGGCTTAATGCCCTCAGGAAACAGCACTTTAAGGATTTTATGTGCCTTACCGAAAGAGTCTCCGTATGCCTCCTGCTTTTCAGCTACAAGCTTACCAACGCTTTTTCCTAGCTCTTCGTATCTGTTGCTCATTCTTTTCTCCAGTTGCTCTCTTTAAAATTTCAGGTCTACTAACACCTCTACGATCCATACCTAAACAGACCGCACAGGACTTTGATTTGTTGTATTCATACAACTCAGCGTAATCACCACATGAGTTGCATTTTCCTTTATCAACAAACTTACGCAATCTCACTCTCCAACCATTGAATGATGGGATCATACATTTGCTGTTGAATAATCACAGAAAAATCTGCATGTCCGCCAGCCTTTACATACTGATACGTGGCATCAACTCGACCTTTAACAATAGTAAGAATAGAGGCAATAGCCTTAAACTTCTTAGTCTTGTTACGCTTAGAGACAGTGCCTTGCAGCAATCTCAGTTGATGCAGAACGTCAGCGAGATACTTAGTAAGTTCAACTTGATCTGGTGTCATGCTATCATTATAGCGATGAACTACCGAAAGTGTTTATGATTTCTAACTTATTCTCCCTAATCTCTGCATCATACTTACCGGACCCATTATCAGGCTGTCTATTAGCTAGTATCTCATCAGCGAGAGGTAACCCTACAAGTCTCTTAAGCACACGCTGAATATCTCTAGCTCCAAACTCTTCGGAGTACCCATGCTCAATTATATAATCAATAATTTCAGGGGTGGCCTTAATAGGATACTTCGCAAGTGCTAGTTTAGCTATTTGCTTGATGTCGTTCTCAGTGAGATCATTAAAGAATACAAACTCATCAACACGACCTCTGAACTCCGGTGAAAAGGTCGCCTCAATCGACTTCATGATTTGCTCTTTATCTCCCTCAGAGCTTACACCATTCCTAAAGCCGACTGTCTCTGTCTTGAGATCTTTTAAGCCACAGTTAGATGTCATGATAAAAATTGAATCCGTAAGGTCAATCTCATTACCAGAGTTATCAGTGAGTGTGCCTGTATCCAAAAGACTTAAAAGAATGTTATAAAGTTTTGGATGAGCTTTTTCAATTTCATCAAAGACAATGGTCCATCGGTTAGACTTATCAGCCTTTTCTTTTATTAGAGAGCTTTCAGAATGTCCAATATAGCCTGGGGGAGATCCTAAAAGCCTACTTACCTCATGGCCATTAGTAAACTCAGCACAGTTGATTACCCAAAAGTGTTTTGAATATTTTTCACCTAACTTTCTAGCTAATTGTGTCTTGCCTCGACCAGTCTTACCAATAAAGAATAGGTTCATGTGCGTGCTGAAATCAGCCGCTTTCAGTTTTACGGAATCACGAACAGCACGAATAGCTTCGTCTTGTCCAATAATATTTCTCTTTAAAAACTTTTCTAAATCCTCAATTGATGAGAGAGTGCTGAGTGGCTCCTCTACCTTTTGAGTTTTTTTCTTTTTCTTTGTTTTTTCTTCTAGCTTTTTTCTAAACTCATCATCCTGTTTAGCATCACTTACTAGTGATTCCAAAAGGAATGAGTCAGGCAAAACCTCATTGATTTCGTAACAAACGTATTCAATCCTAAAGTCTGGGTAATACTCTACGATGGCGGTGTAATAGGCCCCCAGAAGCTTATACTCTAGTAGAGGGTCCTTTATGGTGTCCTTTACTTTGGAGGCTTCCTCCATCCTGGATAGAAATGTTTTCTTCTCGTCAGATGTCACCGAATCTGTAATGACGATTTTAACATATTTAACAAAATCAAACTCACCAGAGGCGGTGGACTTGATAAACCTAGTAAGTTTGTTAAATAATATTTTTGCCTGACGTTCTGTTAACCGCTTGAGATGAATTATGGAGTTTATCTCAGCGGAGAAAGATTTGATGGTATTATTCTTCCTGGGCATTCTTATCCTTATTGAGCATTGCGTTTAAGTTACTAAAAACGGATCCTTTAAGTTCTTGGGTGGGGCCTGCTTTGCCTTCCAAATCCATTTCTTTAAGTTGATACTTCTGCATGGTTTGCGCCAATTTTAGAAGCTTCTCATTCGCAACGCCCATCTGACCAAGCGCGTTGGTAGATGCGGCAATAATTTTAGTAAAGGCATCCACATTTGGATTACCATTATCGTCAAAGACTACTCGGTTGCCTGCTAAATCCTGCATTGCAGTTTTGCAGTCCTCAAACAATTGCTGCGCGGCTTCACGGTCCGCTTTAGCGTTATCCTTAATTTCTTTGACCAGTCGGTTCATCTTCGTGTCCGACCACATCTTGTTCTTCAGAATGTAATTTGCCATCTAAGAATTCCTCATCGTTGTAAAAAAGATCTTCCTCATCCAAGATATCGTCCTGATAATCAGGAAGATCCCTATGACTATTTAGTCTTGGACGCCGAGGTCCATACGTTTTCTCTCTTCTAAATGTTCTACCCATGTTTATCCTTGAGATTAGCGATATAACTCCCTTTAAGGAATTTGTTAACATACCAGAAATAGAAAGGTAAAGCCAGATCAAAAGGCTTCCTAATAGCGTCAAGGTGGCTAACGTATAGTAGGGTATTAGCCACAGACTCCACGATAGATACGAACCCATAAAGCAATAAACCTATACGCTTAACTAAATAGTTCATCCTTTATCAACCATTTTTTCCATGAACTCCTGAAAAGCTTGTTCTCTGGTAAGTCCAGCTTCACGTTGGGCTTTGGTCATTCTAAACCTTTTCCCAGTCTTTTTCTTGTAATCTTCAATGTCCATGAAGGGCGCGTTAATATCATTACTATTGGATAGTTGTCTCTTCAGAGCCTTGTCGATTACAACAGTTAATCTGTCTTCTATGCCCATAGCTTATTATAGTATATGTATTATTCCTCTTTCAAAAGATCGATGATAGGCTTCACACCCTCGTCTTCAGATTCGATAAGGTCTTTTAAATGTGCAGACTGAAACTTCTTGCCTGTCGATTTGACAGTGTACCAAGCTCCACCGCGCTCCACAATGCCATCACGCTCAAGGTGAGGCAGAAGCCCATAGTATGGGTTTAAACCTTCATTGAACATCAACTCATACTCACAAGTCTTGAAAGGCTCAATCAGCTTATTCTTCTTGTTTACGACCTTACCTCTAATTCCAGTAGGACTATCCTTATCACCTACTAGGTCTGTCTTTGAGGTCTCTAGATTCACTCCAAGATAATATTCAAGAGCATTGCCGCCTGCGGCAGAGGTTCTGGGATCTCCATACATGACACCAACCTTTGTCCTGATCTGATTCACAAGGACCAAAGCCACGTTATTTGGTCGCAAAGTAGGATTAAGCTTACGAAGTGCTGCACCTATCTGCTTGGCCCTAGTCGCACCTTGCATGTTGTTACCCTCGTAGCCTTCGGAATCCATNTCAGCCTTNGAGGGAGANACTGCCAANCTATCGTAGAAGATCACGATAGGGTGAGTACCCATGTCCTCACTACGAATGGCTTTGATGATCTTCTCAATTGTATCAAAGCAATCCTCAACGGTGGGTGGTGCAGCATAGATCAACTTCTCAGGATCTACACCCAGAGTTTTTGCAAACTTGGGATTGTATGCGTTCTCAGAGTCTATGATGACAGAGTGGTAGCCCTTCCTNTGAGCCTCACGTAGAATGTGAGTTCCAAACACGGTCTTTGCCGTNGATGCTTTACCAATGAATTGAGTAATCATGCCGATAGGCACGCCACCGTTATACTTACCTGATATGACCTTGTTGAGAGCATACGAGCCCGTAGAGATCAAGTCTGGTGTAAGCTCCTGCTCTGAGAGCATGGAGGCATTCTTAAGCTTCGCTAAAACGTCTTTGTTCATGCAGTATTATAGCTCTACAGGCCAAAAGTATTCAATATTATCTGGCTCAGTCCAGCCATGCACAGAATAATAATCAGGATCCTTACGAAGAAGGTTAGAGCGATGGCTAGCGTGGACTCGATCGTCGCCAATCCAGTCGGGCATTTGAATATCATCAGGAAGATCATAGTACTTCATGGTGTTGTTGTAACCACGCTCAATCCACTCTTGGATGCAGACATTGTGGTAAAGCTTGAGGGCGGGCAGGTAACCACGCCACATGGTGCGAGCAGGGTGGTTAGCCCAACCAACCTTGGCACTGGGGTTGGCAGCAAGCTTGTTAGTGCTGTTAACCAGTTGCATGGCTTCAACACGTTGCTTGCCAAGACGGCGATAATCGAGAGCTTTAACAGATGCGACGAAGTCGGGGTAAGGCAGAAATGTTTGCATGATCTAGATTATATCAACTGATCCTAGTTTTACCAGACTCAGATGCATGAAAACTACTAAATACTTGTATACCATGCCCATCGTGCCCTCCAATCCTAACGACACAGTAACCAGGGCTGATTTAAATCAGCAACTAGAAGTTCACGCCAAAACAATTGAACTTCAAATTTTACTGTCGAAGCAACAGGCAGAAATCCTCAATAAGCTAGACAAATGCGTGGAGGATCATAGAGGCATCAAAAGAAGTCTCGATCTGCTAGAAAGAAGAACATGGAAACAAGGGTGGTTGTTCTGGGGTATGATCTTCTCTCTCATCTCGACATCGGCAGCTTTAATTTCACAGGTGAACTAATGTCCGACCTTCATCAACAACTTCTAGATAAAATCACAGACATCAAAAGTGATAGCCAGTGCCACCCCTGCTACCAGGAAGATACAGACATCTATGAGAGAAACCTCGCTGATGTTTCAAACATGCTAGAAGACGAGATTCAAAAGCTTAAGAGTCGGATTGCCTAGTTACAATCATCCTCGTGATCGTTATTAGGTTTACGCTTGCCGCCGCCTTTCACAAAGCCATTAGGGTAACGAGCAAGTAACTTGGTTACATTAGCCTGAGCAATATCATCTAAAGATATGCCAAGATTAGAAGCTGCCATAGCGACATAGTAAAGCACATCACCAAGCTCTTTCTTTGCATCTTGAAGGTCTAAATCCTTACCATGGAAGTGACGCTTCTTAATTAATTCGCAGTACTCACCCGACTCACCTGCAATACCGAGAGCCCAATTGAGGTTAGCGTCTGACCAACTGATATCAGGGTTAGCCGTTCTCTTACACGCTTCTTGAAATGTATTAAAGTCCATCAGATAAATTCCTTGTGTTTAATAGTTTTTGAAACTTCCTCACCACGTTCGATAGCTTTTTGAATGTAGTCTTCGTTGTCGATATTTTCGTACAAATCCCAGACTGCTTTATTGCTCTCATGAGGTTTACACAATTGTGTACAGTTTGTGAAGCATTCAATCTTCTCTATCTGATTCATGATAGACTTCCTCGTGGCAATATTACCCCAGATATTCTCGAAAGAATTTTCATACAATGAACCGTAACTGTACTGCTTGTACCCTCTATGATTTGTACAGACATAAACATGCCCATCGGCACCAACACATGGTTGAAGTTGAGATCCTAAGCATTTCTTGTAAGTTCTGCCGAAGAAATCGGGATCATTTTCCAAGTCGTCTAGCTTGTAATCATTAATTTGAAACTTGTCCCCAAGTATTTGCTTTGCCTCTTGCAGCAAAGGATCCACTTTATTTTTCCAAAAGTGAATCTCTCGTTGCTTACCATTCTCCCGCTCTCGATTTACAATCTCAGGCTTGTATTGACAATAGGTTAAATCGTACTTTGAAAACTCCTTTGCGAAATCTACAATCTCGTGGTAAGTATCGGGAGTTATTACAAACCCAACACCAATATCAATTTTGTTTCCTTTCTTTTTGTTAGTATCGATGAGCTTCTGGAGGTTGCTGTGCATCTTAGCCCAATTCTGATTACCTTTTGCTCGTCGTACACTGTTGTATGTATCCTCAGTACCTGCGTCCACTGAGATACGAACCCAGGTCATGTTATCGACCATTGCCTCAAACAAATCAAACTTATCTAGGAGAGTGCCGTTGGTAAAGATACCCATCTTGATATCAGAGTTGGAACCAATGTACTCAATAGCTTCCTTAAGGTGACGATTAACAGTCGGTTCACCTCCACCAGTCCAATTAATGGCTTCCACGCCCATGCTAATGAAGTCATCACAGAGCTTCATAAGCATATCTCTGGGCATAACCGACTTATCATAAGTTTCTAAACCCTTAGACTCAGGCAAGTGAATGTATGAAGAGATACAAAAGTAACATCCGTGATTACAAGCGTTACTGGGATCAACTTCAACTAAAATAGGAGAAGGATTCTCACCTCTTAGAAAGCCAAGAACCTTTTTACTATTAACTAGAATCTTATCTCTAGGATTAAACATTTATCAGGTCTTCTCCGAATCCCTCATCTCTCCCCACTTCAAAAGAGCGAGCAGTTTTATTGGCGGGGTAATGTGGATTATGGTCGTTAATTACAATTCGTTGACCACCAGCGTCCAAACCCATAAGCAGATGATCCCAGAATAAACCAGCAGACTTCAGAGACCTCTCAGTCGCCTCACGAGTACTCTCCTTCCTGCCCGTTGTAATAATAATTCTATATCCCTTCCAGTTCCAAGAATCAAAAGCCTCCTTAACACCAGGAAGAATTTCTAAATCCTCATTAAAAACATCAGACAGATTAGCCTTTTGTTTGAAAATGGTCCCATCAATATCCACAAATATGGTCTTATTCATTAGTAATTCCTGTAGAGATCTTTTGCACCTTTGATCATATCATAAGCCATACAAATTTCCCGAATACCATCATCAATAGTATAATCAGGCTTCCATCCCAGGGATTCCAACTTCTCGTTGGACACGAGGTAATCTCTCTTGTCGGGATCCTCACCTATCTCGGATGAGATAATAACGGTGCCTGGGATATGTTCGGCTACCTTCTCAGCAAGCTGTCTCTTCGTAAGATTCGCTGAGGAGAGACCGACGTTATAAGCCTCACCAACCATCCGTTCATAGTTTTCTATGGCAAACAAGAAAGCCTTACATACGTCTCTAACGTGAATGTAGTTTCGCCTAAAGTGCTCCTCAAAAAGAACCAAACTCCTATCTCTCTTAGCCTTAACTACGAAGTCATTCACAAGCAAATCTAAACGTTGTCTAGGGCTAGACCCAAACACAGTTGCAAGTCTGAAAGAGATCCCCGCATTGTTAGCTAATAAGTATGTCTCAGCAGCGACCTTGGATTTACCGTAAATTGAGATGGGCTTAAGAGGAGACTCCTCGTTGCACATATCTTCACCGCCGATACCATAACCTGAGTTAGTGGTTGGGATGATAATCTTCTTACCCAAGCTGGCAAGCTGCTTAACATGTTCAGTGTTAATCGCCCAAGCATCGTCTGGAGACTCAGCGCATAAAGGCGCTCCGACTAAACAAGCCAGTGGAATGATCACATCGTGGTCTTTAGCGCATTCGATAACTTTGTCGAAGTCTCGAACGTCTCCCTTGATAAACTTGAAATTCTTGTTGTAAACATTCCCGAACAAGGAAGAGGACTGACCATACATCAAGTTATCATAAACTGTAACTTTCATGCCATTCTCCAAGAGAATAGGCACCAGCACAGAGCCAATGTAACCACTACCACCAGTTATAAAAACTTTCATAATTTACCCCTAAACATATCAAACATCATCTGCCAGTCCGCTCGTTTAGCCATGACTGGATTCTTAAAAGCAGCGGGCTTGTTCTTCTCTATCCACCAATGGGAGGGCCAAGCGAATAAGTAAATGACAAATGGAGCCAACGGAAGACCCCAAAGAGAATAAACAAAGCATAAGTAAATGTAGTAAACAGTCGCAATATTGCCTAAAACATGTATCCATCTAGTCGCTGGCTTTGTGTGAAAAGTTAAATACTTTTTGTAATATTCTTCAAAACTCATAACGATACTGTTCCTCGTCTACTCACCACCTTCGTGGCGCACTGATTTGCATATATTATAGCGTCGGGCATATCCTTTGTTAAGGTAAATCTGTAAGCAAGTCCAGCTAAGAACGTGTCGCCCGCACCTACCTGATCTTTAACCTCAACCTCAGGCACAGAGAATATCTTGTTGTTAAGTCTGCAACCAAGCTTACCTAGAGTAACGACGGTTTTCTTTTTGAGATCAGAGTCTTCATCAATATAGTCTTTGGATGATTCATACTCATGCTCATTTATTTTTAAGCATCTCACGTTTTTGAAGCACTCGTTGATTCTCTTCTTGGTGTCCACAAAAACATTATCGTGCATGTTTGATATCATTAAAATATCATCCTCAGTGATGAATCCCTTACAATAATCCGAGATGACAATCACATCATACTGGTTTAGATCTTTATAGTACTTTGTGATGGGATGCATCGCCTGTGTATCTGCATCCCCGGTGTCGATCCTTAACAGTAAATGGTTAGTCTTATCATCAACATAGCGAGTCTTCTCAATCTTATTAGGATTTGAAAGGTGATCAACTGTAGCGCCTAGTGCTCTTAAATTTTGAGCAACATTAGCAGCCATGCCTGGACTACAAACCTCTCTGTGTGGGACAATTACTGGGGCAGGAGCCTCAGGTGCCATCCGATTCGCAGCGCCATAGATAAACTTGTCGATGCAGGACTCTCCTATGACTAGAGCTTTCACCAACTAATCTCCCAATCCTTGAAGTCAGCAGCCAGACAATCAATCTTATAATCTTTTCGACCACCCACAATCTCTTGAATCATGTTTTTGGCAGTGTTACGAATACCATTTAAACCGTGAGTAAGTTCAAGGTTACCGTCACCTGTCCCCTTTCGAACTTCAGTTTCGTTGTGCCAGATGTGTAGGTTCATCTGAGCCAGAACCACAATGGCTCTAATAACTTTGCCCGTAATTTCCTTATCTTTTAATAAGATTTCGATATCATGAACGATGTCGTCTATCTCATCAGCGTATTCACTTTTGTGATCGGTGATAAAGACTTCTTTTAATTGAGTGATAGTAAGTCTATCAATCAGTTCGGAGAGGGTCGGTAAATATTTTCTATCAGACATTTTTATCCAAGTAATTTGAAACGGTCTCTACAACATAATCGAGATCACTACCACTTAAGTAACGGTGACACCCGATGTGAATTCCATGATCTCCAATATACTCAGCGTTAGGGAAATCGCCCAACTTGTGGCCCATGAACTCAAAAGCCTTATGCTGAGTAGGTATTGCTCCAAAGTTTCTCTTGTTCTTGATTTCGTTCTTTGTTAGGTAATCAGAGAACGCATTGACATCAAACTCAGGATCTTTGAAAGTGAAGCTATATCCGTGCGGACACACGCTTTCATGCTCCTCCTCGGTATTCATCCAAATCTTATCAGAGTATTTTGCGAACTTATCCATCATGTAGTATAAGTTCTTCTTGCGAATATCGAATGTATCCCAGAACTCATCGACACCTTCCAGACCTAAGGAGGCTTCCATGTCGTTCATCTTGCTATTGAAGCCATTACGAACGTGATCGAAGTACAGACTTCCTGGTAAGCGACCGTGAGATCTAGTCGAATCCACCGCATCAGCAATAACCTTATCGTCGGTGGATACCATGCCACCCTCACCACAGCAAATTAGGTGAGCAATGTAATAGCTAAACGTGGAGCAATCCCCATAGCCGCCAGGGTATTCACCTCTATACTGGGCACCGTGAGCTTCACAACTATCTTCTATAATTTTAAGATTGTGCTTATCCGCGATATCCCTTATCTTGTCCATCTCACACATCTTACCCATGGTGTGAACAACCTTAATACCAACGGTGTTTTCGTTGATAGCTGCTTCAATCTTAGAAGGATCGATGTTTAAGGTATGCTTTTCTACATCAACAAAACGCGGTACAAGACCAGCAGCCAGGACAGCGTTTGAGGTTGCAATAAAAGAGAGGGCAGGGACAATGACTTCAGACTTACCACGTATAGCTCCAAACTCGTACAGTGCCATTACTGCATTAATACCTGCATCTGTGCCTGAGCTTACAGCCTTATTATACTTGTAGTTGAAAAGCTTACCCCAGCCTTCTTCAAACATTTTAGTTTTAGGGCCAGAGGAGGCCCAGGAGGTATTCAAAACATCCTGCATGTGCTTCTTTGCAGTGTCACCTAATACTAGTTCACCAAATTCTATTCTCATATTGTTCCCTTAGTTCTTTAAAGCTGATACCGTTTCTATCTCTTTCAGATATAATAGGACTTTCACCTTTGAAATCCCAAGAAATATTCAAATCAGGGTCTTTGTAATCAACAGTGAATTGATTCTCTGGGCCGTCATAAGGCTCAGTCCACTTATACAGCATGATAGTGTCATCGGTGAGACAGTAATGTCCATTCAAATAATTAGGAGGGACATAGATAGCGGTATTCATGTTGGCACCTAGCAAAGAGTAAAAGAGCCTGTCCTTAGGGTTTAAGACATTTATTGCAAAAAATTGAAACACTCCTTGAATAGGTATAAACAATTTACCAGTCTTGTTGTCTCCGTGAAGACCTCGAAGCACTCCCTTCTTCGAGACAGATAAACGGTCCTCAACAAAGTCCGGTAGATCCTGCAACTCTTGCTTTTTATAAACTGGCTTCAGGTAGCCTCTCGGGAAGTCACCCTTATCGTAATAACGTTCCAGAGGTATTAACCTAATCTCTCCGTGCTTAATCATACCAAGCCTTGCTTCTTCATCCAATCTAACATATAAGATGTGGGATTACGCATGTAGCTTCTTAGTGTTTCTTCAAAATACTTAGAAGCCTTCTCCTGATCCTTCTTAATCACGGAGTCATCAACGTTAACTATCTCTTTTATTATTGGAGCTAGATCACTCTTACCGTCCCATATCACTCGTCTTACAAAAGAAGTATCAGAGTGTTTATGATCCACCAATAAGTAGTCAACGTCAGAAATTAGAATCGGTATGCGACCGTAGTAACAAGCTTCAAGCAATCGAACACTATCCACACCTGCGCCTCTAGGGCACAAAGCGAAAGCACGTTTCTTCAATGATGCCACGTAATCTTCTTGAATCTCTGACCCCACCTCTGATGGCCCGTTCCAAGTAGGATTCGCTTGCATGTCAGTATCTAAAACATCACCCCTATTGTGTAGATGGGTGAACATGTCATACCTAGTCTTACAGTTTATTAGCCCTTTAAAGCCAACAGACCTATCATAACACTCATCTATTGATTCAAATCTATTTTTGCAAATATCAACAAAAAGTCTTGAGAAGGTTGGCCTTACAAACAAGTTAGGTATCTTGTCATCATAGTGAGCCAGAGGTCCGTTAACTGTGATGATTGATTTCCATAGATACTCAGGAATACCAAAGCCACCATCGCCCTCTAAATCAACTATGTGTTTTTCTGGATATTTGTTGAAGTGCTCAAAATTGTTTATGTTAAACAATTGATTATCATGAGACCATTGACCCATATAAAAGAAGTCCGCATCTTCGGGCGAATCTGTGAGATCCATCTCAGATAAGCCTTTATCAGAAAAAGGGATCACATCCTTATACCACTCACTAGAGTCGTGGACATGCGGAACAGCGTTTGTGTACTTGTATATTTTCATTTTGAGGAATAATCAAATTCTGATGATGTTAAGTAAAAGTATTGATCTACTTTTGATGCGAGACCTTCCTGATCAAGCGGAAGTCCGTTAGAATCATATGCGTTAGGATCGTGGTTCATGATGTTATTACACTCCTCATAACCAAGTCCGACCCTGTGCGCTTCTTTATCTTGAACAAATTGAGTTGCATCCCGACCAAACATTAAATTATTCCAAGTGTTCCCAAACTTGGGTGAAGAGTGGGGGACACTAGACGAAGCCCCATCAACTCCTTTCCTATGGTTAAGCAAGTGATCACCTAAAATTACCCATCGCTTACCTACAGCGGCTGCTATAAACGAGAATGTAGATTCTGTGCAGAACGCCACAAAAACATCTGGCATCACGACTCCAAACCTCTTACGTATATCATTAGAGAACATCTCACTGTGGCCGTTACAGGCAGTCCCTACGGGGACTTCATGATTTCTACCCATCAAAGGTGGATTATGGATACCCACGTTGTAAAGAGCGTGATCATTACTGGCTTGGAAACTTAATATACCATACTTGCCCGAGTCCATGACCCGAGTTGCTTTTAAAATGGCTTCATTGTTGCCGTCAAAGTCCACGCCAGAATCAACATAAAGGTAATACTTGAACTCGCCCTCTGATCGAACAGCCCGGTCTACCGCTAAATTGAAAGTTATATTAACAGGTAAACCCTCATCAACATAAGAATGCATAAGCTTATCACCATACTCTCTTTGAAGCTCATCTCTACATTCCTTTGAGTTCATGCAGGACGAAATGATCACCTTGGTTTTAGGCGGAAGTTCAGAATTAAATATGGAGTTCAAACATCTTTTGTAATGCTCGACATTATTCTTGAGACCAAAAGTATTATAAACTATTAATAAATCTTGCATTTGAGTATGTCCTCGATCTTATTCTTTATTTGATTTTCATTAGGTGGTAAGTTATCTGTGGCATCGCTGAATCCAGCGGTTCTATTAGCCAAACCCATCACTTCCACCTTCTTACCAGAGGCAATAGTTAAGTCGTAGGCTATACTCTTTGCCATCCCGTCAGGATAATCATCGTCTATTATTATAGCTCCGTTCTTTGATCTTTGCACCAAGTCAACCACTTTAGAAAAATTCTTGAACGGCTTGATAAATACTAAAGGCTCAACAGAGATATTGGCTGAAGACTTAGAGACGACCTTGTCTACCTCTTGTCGAGGACACGCTAAAGGTAGAAGGACTATATCAGGTGATTCATACTCTTCGTACATAGTGTCCTCCGTCACTGAAAAGCTCGCTCGGTGTTCTGATATGATATAAGGATCATCACCAGTAGACGCCTCTTGCCAAACCTCTATGTACTCCCTAGGCGTTCTAGGGCAAGCTATCTTTACACCGGGCATTCGATACGCCAAGGATATGTGCGAAGACCCAGCCACCGGCCCAATCTTCCCTTCCATAGCAATCGCCCTAACAATGATTGGACACGGGACATTCCAAAGCTCTTTACTTTTAGCAGCATAATTGACAACAGAAATTAAGTTGTACCATAAGAAGCCTTGATATCTAACAATGTAAATTGGTCGGTTGCCGAATAATGAGGAACCAACTGCGATGCCGCCGCCAGCTACATCAGCCATTGAAAGCTCCACCATGGATGGGTGATTTGGAACTTTAGGTACAGTGCCTCCGACCCAGCCAACTGCCGTTAAGCACTGACCCATCACGAGATTACCCTTGTCCATATGATCCAATGTGAGATCACTTATGGTGGTTGCTAAATTGATTGCCATACTTTTTTATTATCCCTCACTGCTAAATCAACTAGGTGTTCCTTGCCTGCAATCTCATCAGATAACCTATCGTAAAGACCTTCATTATTTCCGCTGCCGCTATGCCAACACAGTCTGGTTGAGTTCACGTTAATAAGTGCGGGCTTTGATGATTTCTTAAGATCAGTTAGTGTCTTTAGTAAAGTTTCTAGTTCATCGTTTACATTAGTAGAGTCTAACATACCAAAAGACTTTGCAACACTGTCTAGTTCCCAGTCCCTCCTAACATTCTTCTCGGTTAAGATGGAGAGATTATTATCTTCGACAATAAACAGCATTGGAAGATTTCTAGATGAGGCAAATGCCATGGCACCTAAAACATAATCCTCCTCACCCGATGCGTCACCCATTATTGCAAGAGTGTGTTTGCCGCTACGCATACAGAAACCCACAGCAATCGGGATTTGGTCTCCCATAAAGCCGCTGTGCCCTAACATTTTATTAGGAATCTGTATTGAAGCAGAGCCTTCTCTTGAACTAATTAAAGTTTTAGCAAGGGTTAGTGGATCTCTGCTGTAACATAAGTAAGTTGAGTGTGCGCGGTGTTGAGCAAATATAAAGGACTCAGGGTATACCTCTGACAGAATTGCGGGCAGTAACTCCTGGCCCAACGAGAGGTACACTGGGCAAGTTATCTCACCCGCATTTACCTTATCCTGCACAGTCTTTTCAAACTCCCTACAGAAAGAGGCTTTATATAGGACTCTATCTCGAATATCAGAGTTGATTAAAGATTTATATCCTTCCATGTTTTAAACGATTTCCTATCAATAACTTGAACGTTATTTTTTCTAGCGTTATCTAACTGCTTGTCATCATCATCTATTAAAATAATATTTGGATTGTTAAGCTGTTTCAAAAAGTCGCCTTTGATGAACTCTTTAGTTTTAAAAACCATGTTACTAATGTAAGGCAGGTAACCAAGAAGCGAGAGAAAAGAGTAAGACGGTTGATCTTCTAAGAAGGTGTGGTACTTAGCTCCAGCAGTTATGATGTTAAAAGACTTTATGTTACTCTGTGGATTTCTTATAAAAGAATCAAAGCCCTCGTGTACTTCACAGAATCCATTCGCTGCGTTGATGCGTTGACTGTCTACAACTTTAAAAGGAAACTCTAATTGTTTAGCCCATACCTCTGACTCCGAATAACAGTTCCAAATAGTTTTGTCTAGATCCAACCAAACATCAAACATTTATCTCTAGCCTCCTAGCATTTCTGTTTACCTCAAAGCTTTGAGACAATTTATCGAACCCTCTTTTGGTTAGACAATCTCCTGGGCCAGCTATTACAACATCTCCCAGCACAATACCCGGTTCAAAAAATATAACCAAAGAAAAATCGTCTGTTAAGGTTTCATTTTCTTTTAAGGACAACTGAGACGAGCCAACAGTTGTCGATTTAAGACCATCAAACTTTAGAAAGTCTAAAGAGCCTCTAGGGGTGTTTTCTACCTCATACGGCTTACCTGCTCGGCCATAGGAGTCAACAAGCCTTACTAGGTCACCCTTATCAACGGGAGTTTCTATCTCTAAAAGGACGAGATCCGTTAAAGCTGTTGTGGAGTGAAAAACTCCTTCACGTATGATGGTCTTCTCGCCTTTTGAGATACTGATATTAGAGGTAAGAAAACTTATCACAGCGTCACCCTGAAGGACTATCAAACTAGTCTTCTTCTTAGGGTGACAGTGTAATGAAGTTTTCTCGCCCTTGTTGACATGAAGAATCCAACCTGCTACGTTAAACTCATCAAACAAGAGGTACTCTTTACCCCAGGGTTTGGGGACAATAACTTTACTGTAATCTTTCATAAAGCTCAAGAGTCTGCTTCATCCAAACGGGCATGTCGTTGTAGTGAGCACCTGATGCAATATTCGCGCTAACGACTGGCAACGCACTGTAAGTGCCACCTGAGTTAACGATGTCATCCTCAATACTGTAATATCCCGAAACGGTTTGACCCTTAGTCTTGCCGCAAGAGATTAACAATTGAGCACCGTGACATATCGATGAGATAACCTTATTATCCGGCCAGTTTTTGATAAATTGTAAAACTGTGGGGTCTTGTCTAACCTTCTCCAGAGCCTTAACACCCCCAGGAAGAACAAGCATATCCCAATCATCTGGAGAGCCCATGTCCTGGGGAGACATGCTCTTAAACTTAGTTCCAAACAAACCGACCACTTCACTCTTACCATTAGCTCCTGTGATGGTCACATCAAAGCCATACTCCCGAAGGCGGTAGTAAGGGTAAATAACTTCTTGATCTTGGAATCCGTCCCAAGTGACGATCACTGCTTTCTTATTCATCATCTTCCTCCAATAACTTTCTCCTCAACTTAAGTTTGGCTTGCTCCTCAATGTTAGCTCTAGCTTGCTTCCCAAACTTAGATTCAACTAATTGTAAATATCGTTCATCTGTCGCAAGCTCTGTCCAAGCATCGTCCCTAAACTTAAGAACTTGCTTAGGCGTAAGGTGTCTTGTTGGAAGCGGCTTGCAATCATACGAATAGAATCCGTATTCACTAAACGTCTCTGGTAATGGCCAGTTATTTTTAACTGCCTCTAGGTGTAAAGGACTACCCGGTAAGGCTGCGGCACAATAAACGTTTGAGAACTCTGCGTTGATCTCTTTAGCAAGGTCTAAAGTCTCTTGCAGATTTTGCATGTTTTCTCCAGGGAACCCAAAGATGTAATTTGCACCAACATTAATGCCAGCGTCCTTTATGTTCTTAACGACAGTTTGAATGTCAATATCTCTGAAGGATCCCTTTGTAACTTCTTGCCTAACCACCTTAGTTGCAGCCTCGATACCGAGCCCAAGCCAGTTGATACCTACCTTCTTAAATCTCTCTAAGAACTCAGGTCTGCAAGTGTCAATTCTGGAGTATGCCCACATGTTGAGAGGATAATTTCTCTCTTCAAGAAGAGTTAGGATAGGCTCGTAGTGCTTCTTCTGAAGGAAGAACATCTCATCAGATATTCTAATGTTTTTAACGCCATACTCATGAAGCTTATCAAACTCTTTTATAATGAAATCCGCAGGCCAGTACCTCATTACATTAAAATCAGAGGACACAGCATCATCACGATTATCAGTTCTATTAAGAATGTTAATCATACAGAACTGACACCTGAACTTACAACCAAACGAAGTATAGATAGCAGCAAAGGGCGATCTACCTTCATGCTTGTAACCAGCGTGCCAAAAGTGAGCCCTGTAAAGATCAAAGGGCTTCTCTTTGTAGGGGAGAAGATCCCAAGCATACCCTGGGAGATCCTCTACCATCCTATCTTGAGGCACAATCCTTTCGGGAGGATTAAGAACACCATCAAAGCCAATGCCCTTAATTTNCCTCAATGCTTCATCCGAAAGATCAGAAGCTAAAAGATTATGCATTGCATACACGCCCTCATTAGTAAGGACAATATCAATGCTAGGATACTCCATTAGCTCTTTAGGCTTCGCAGAGGCATGAGAGCCAACCACGGAAATTTTGTATCCACTATCGTGTAACAACTTTGACAGTGAGATAACCCCAGACATGTTGACTGTGCCTGAGTTGGGGTTCTGACCGTAAACTACAAAGCAAACAAGCCTGGGGTTTAACTGCTTTACCCTTTCGAGAGCTTGCTCATCAGACAATCTCTCCGCGTTAGCATCAAGAATGGCGGGCTTAAAGCCCTTGGCTCGACAGCTTTGAGCCAACAGAAGTGACCAAGTAGGAGTCTCAATGGCAGCGTAGTCGTCAGCTAACCCTTGATACGAAGACCTCGACGAATTAGGTTCTATGAATAAAACATCAAGCATTTTAATCTGCACTCATTACCTTTCTAAGCTTTTCAACATCTAACTCACGCATAGGGGCGCTCTCCCTAAAGATCATGTGCGGATTAGATTTTATATCTCTGTGGTACTTTTCAAGGTATACGTTGTCCATTATAGCCTTACCTGCCGTAGGATGGTAATGCGTTGTTTTAAGTTTTTCAACGTACACTTTTCTGCCTAGCATATCAGCCACATTGTTAGCGTAATTGTCGGCCCAATCTCCCGTAAAAATGGGAGGCACACAATGGCCTGTCGCTTCAACCCACTTCTTATGGATAAAGAAATGCGTGGCCAATTTCTCATGCATCAGCCCGTCATCGCCGTAGAGAAATAAAATCTTATCATCAACCTTATCAAACTCAGACCTTACCACAAGATCCCAGTCTTTTGATTCCATAACTATGTCGTCACCACAGAAAAATAAAATGCCATCCTCCGCTTTTCTAGCCAGGACATTAGACATTTCACACATGATAATTCTGCCTCCAACTGTAACATCTATGTTTATGTTGGAGTCTTTAACTCCTAGTGCTTTTACTACTTTGATAGTTTCAACATCATCCTCATCCATGTAAAACAAGAAATTAAGCTTGCTGGTGCCTGAATAATTAGAGACGGCTGATTCTATCAGCCTTACCACGTTGGCTGGCCTTTGTCTCGTTGGGCATATAAAACTTATGGTTTCATCAATTCTACCCATGCTTCATAGACCTCCTCATCATTCCAGTATTGCGCTCTAGTATCGTTACCCTCATCACCGTGATATTTCACATTCGCGTGTTTACATTCAGGTTTAATTAAGTTAAAAGTCTCTAGTTCAGGAGAGTGGTACACATCGGTAAGAGTATCGTAAACAGGCTGCATGTCGTTCGAGATGCCTCTGTAAGACACTTTATCACCCAGTAGAGGGACAACCTCGGCGTTAAAATACCCAGGATCTGTAACCGCCCCATAGAGCCTCACATCCGTGTGTCCATCCTTAAGAGCATTAAGAATAGATTTATGAGTCCTCTTATTTGAATCGATGCTACCTATGACTCCAGCAGTAGCCACTTTAAATTTATTATCTCTGGGCGTGTATTTTCGAATGACATTGGGTATTACATGCCCATCCACGCCCTGCCAATCTTTTTGAAAGTGAGATACAAAATGCACATCGTCATATACTATGTCATTGTGTTCCTTGATTGGAAAGACACTTGTCTCATGGCAGGATAGAATTAACTTAGCAACTGAAGGTCGTTTTTCAAATTTCATGTAGTGGTAGATTACTACGTCATCCTCTTTGAAAGAGATCTTATGAATGTTGTCCCACTTACAGGTTACACCATCCCATTTAATTGGACTGTAGAAGCAAGCTTCTAACCCACGCTCATTGAATAGATTAACAAGATTGTTAAACGCTACGGTAGAGCCACCGGGTCCTCCCCAGGTACTAGCAACTTTAATCATTTAATTTATATCCTGTGTTTTTCATAGCTGTTTCATAAAGTTCAAGACGAGCACCACTTTGTTTACGACCATCGAATAGGTCTTTGGTTCTTTCGTGAAGATTCTTACCAAGCTCAATTCTATGCTTTTTATCTTTGCAAAGCTTGCTAAGAATTTTAACCCACTCGCTTTTTGGAGCGTCTGGGTCAATAAGGTATCCAGTCTCTCCATTAATAATTGTATCGGAATAACAACCCACNTTGCTGGCAACTAANGGGATTTTATACCGAGAACACTCAGCAACTTTAATATCCGATTTGGAATCATTGAACTCATTCATTCTTAACGGAGCTATGGCTACATCCATGTCAGCATAGTAACGACCATAAGCATCAGGAGGCAGCGCGTAATGAACGTTATAATTCTTTTGCCCCTTGAANCCTTTAAGAAGTTGNGACATATACTCAGGCCAAACTTTCTCTTCCCATGTTCCTTTCTTTTTAGGGTCTGGGGGCGGATGGCCATAGAAATTCCACTGNACGTTCTCTCTCCCTACCTTTTGATTGACAAGGTGAGGAATAGCATTAAATACCTGNACATCGCCACGGTGGTGAATACCCGCCGCATAACCAATGCGAGTATACTTAGCCTTGGACTTTGGGTGATTCCAAGCATCGAGCGAGTAATCTAGAACATTCTTAATAACCGCCATGCACTTGCCTATGTATGGCTTAATTCTTTCCGCAAATTTAACTTGCGTAACGGTGACTAAGTCTGCNTTGAAGTAACAGAATTTAGTCACTTCATCCAGTTTGTTGTTTTTGTAGGTTTCATACAGGTGATGTTCTTCATACAATCCAGTCAAAAGATCATCTGTATCAAAGTGGACAAACTTACCCATCTTCTTAGCTAGACCCACGACACGAGCGGTGTAAGGGCCTCCATACTTAAGGATGTTTGCCACAAAAACGATGTCGGCCCAATTCATATCCTTTAGCTTGTCTTCAGGAGGAGCATGATTATTCTCAGGATCTACCTCCAGCGGGTTATCTGAGTACCTGATTTCAACTCTATCAGGAAACTCCTCCTCCATCATTTTCATTGGCGATAGCTGCCTATAGTAGCTACACCCTCCATGATTCGCAAAGACAACGAGGATCTTTAGTTTACGCATAGAGGCATAATAGTCCTATGGGTATAAAAAAACTAACCCAGATCCGAAGACCTGGGTTAGAAACGATGATTCTATCTTTGTTTTTTATGCCGAAGCCGTAGGCTTCTTCACTTCTTCCTCGAAGACCTTCTTCGACCCGTCCGAACTGTGGGCCACTCCGATAGCCTTACCNAGCGAGAGTACNGCATCNTTCAGTTCCACCTTACCGTTACCGGGAACCGCAGCTTTCACAGCCGTGCCGTAGTGCTTTCTCTTTCGTTTCGAGAACAGAAGCCCCAGACCTTCCAGAGCAGCCACCCCTGGGAAGACCGAGTTAAGCGCNCCNANNCCCATACTAACAACCGAATCAAGAGCNTCCGAACCNGGATCCATGATGTCNACAACATCACCCNTNGGGTCCAGAATGTCACCCTTATCNACGACCACGAGGGTCTCACCACTGCTAGCCATCTTGCTAGCAACTTCCGGCGGAAGCATACCAAGGTCGGCAGGAACCGCCTCAGCACGAGCTTCCGGCTTCACGTTACCAATAGTGGTAACAACTTTATCAGCGAATACACTCTCAACCAGAGCGCAAGACGCACACATCATACCCATCAACGCGGCCAGCAGGCCCGTCAACCAAAACTTCTTAGTAATCATACTTGCAAATCTCCTTTGTCTTCACTCCAAGGTGGAGTGTCCGAGGTGGTCTCGGTCTTAACAGGATTCAGGGAAGCCTCAAGATTCATAACAAGCTCCTTCCCCTCCTCATAACTACCAATCTCAACGAGAGACTGGAGGTTCAATTCATTCTCCATCCACTCAGCGACCTGAGCAGGAGTTCCGGCACGAGTCTTCTTGTACTTAGCGTTAGACTCGATAAAGCTAGGCCACTGACCTTGCTTGGTGATACGAATGTTGAAGTCGTTACCACGCTCCAGGTCAATGATCGTGCTGTTGTCAGGATCATTCTCGTCTTGGAAGTCCTCGTTGATCATGGCCGACATCACACGGTCAAACAATTGCTTGCTCATGGCGATGTACTTAACCGGATCTTCACCAGCCTCCTCAAGAGCACGCACCACACCAATCGAGTAGAATCGGGGCTTGGCCTTGAGTTGCGTAGCGAGGTCACCAAACTTCGACTTGACGTTCTTGCCAGTCGCATCCTTGCCCAGGTTTAACTCCTTGTGGCGACGCCACAGATCAAAGTAGTAATCACACACAGGACACTTCTCACCCTGAGTCTTACGGCACTTGTAGTTCCGCCACTGACCCTCACTGTTCTGATACTTGTGGACAGCGCCCTCCACAAAGAATTCAAGCGGGTCATCCTTACCAGGAAGGAATCGAACGAAGTTGTCGCCATCCTGGAACGTAGCCCAGTTCGACATGCCCTGACCGCCAGTGGTCTGAGGCTTGTCCTCGTTCATAATCTTCTTATGCATCTCGCGAAGTTCTGCTAGTGTTTTTGCCATTGTATATCTCCTTTAGGCTATTGGTTTGCTATCGAGTGCTAACAAGTTATTGGTAAAGCTTGGATTCCTGCCGACTGTTAGCGGAAAGCTGGACAAGCATATCTTTCTTCATCTCCAAGGTGCTACAGATGCCCTTAGCATAACCGTAACCTTCCTTAAGACGACGAACTTCATTGTTTAGTTCCCCAGTCAATTCAAGAGACTGGACATAATCCTCAGCGGCGACAGCAGTCAGNTTGACGCCTTCACCCCTTTTGNTGGTGCGNGCAGAAGCCTTGTAGTTTTCCAAGGTNTCCTCAGCGTTATCCAGGAGTCTTTTGGCTTTAATCATGATGCCATAATAATAGCCGTAGAGTGCTGAGATTTCACGAAGCTGATCAGCCACCTCGTTCGGATCACGAGCTACCCGCCCGATGTTCTCGATGGTTCTCTCGTAGGATTCTTGAGTGATGTTTTCAGGATCAAGCATAGATTGTTGCGAATAGTTTNGGGTTAAGATGATGCAGAGTCATCGTCTGCTTAGATAATGATACCACCAGTTGTTCGTTCGTCAAGAACATTCTTTGCGAATCAAAGTTCTTTTCGTNCAAACCTGCTCCTTCAAGCATACAGTGGTAAATCTCATGGATTATAGTCTCTCGTGCGTCGATATCATCAAGATCCATTTCCAATTTAATCTTACGCTCCTCCCAAAGNCANACGCCATCNACCTTNTGATCATCNTGCTGAAGATCAGAGTGAAGCTCAAAGGTAAAAGTGGCCCACCCTAAATTTACTTCACCGATCTCCTTATCAATAAGTTTATTGTAGATATGCTTCTTATCCCTAATAAAAGGAAAGTCACTCGGCTTGTTGTTCTTCATGAGATGGCTCTCGCATTTGAAGGGTGGTGTAGTCCACCCCAATATTAATTAGGTAGTGTTGCTTGGAATCCCTAGCCTTGATAACAAAGACCCGCATCTGACCCTCATCATACTCCTCCTGAGTCTGGTTCAGAGAGATAACCCAGTCGGCAGGCCGAATCTTTCCATAGGAATCTCCAAGCTCTGCGTCTGTGATAATGTTCACACGGCGAGCCTGACGATTGGTTTGAGAGGCTGTCCAGACCAAGCAATTATGCTCGACCGCAAGACCTCGAAGTTCCTCTGCGATTCGCTGTTGGGCCTGATATTCAGAATCAATAATACGGTTAGGACGTAGTAGCTCCAGGTAGTCCACAACGATCAGATCAGGTACAAAATTCTTGTGGAGTCGCAACTGTACAAGCAGGGCTCGCAACTGATTCACATTGGAAGCACCCGTGGGGAACTCCTTAATGATCAACCTACCNTTAGTCTTGTTTTGAACTTCCTTAAGACGGTCCTTAAGTTTCAACTGAGCGTGAGGCTTCTTAAGATCAGCGTTGCGGATCTCTGTAAGCACAGAGTCGAATCGTCCTGCGATCTTATCNTGGCTCATCTCCAATGAGAGGTACAAGACGTTCTTACCCTCNTAGATGGCNTGAGCGCCTTGGTTGACAAGATACAATGACTTACCAACACCTGGAGGTGCAACAACGATTGCAAGCTCCTTAGCTGCCAAGCCACCTTCAAGGTGCCTGTCGTGGGTGCTAAACACCGTAGAAATTTTGCGCTCGTTATTATCTTGATAAGATCTGTATAGGCGAGCGTTCACCTCTTCGAAGTAGTCCTGGCCAACGTCTACGTTTCGGTTTACGAGCAACGCATTCTTTACAAGCTCTTCAACCTCAGCAATGTCACCCTCTTCATTAAGGATAACCATGGCCTTGCGAACAGCACCATCCATCGCCTTCTGGCGGGCGAACTCCTCTACGGTATCAAGCAGGAACTCACGATCACCAAGGCACGACTTGTCGATGGTGTTGATTTCCGCAATAGTGTTCTCGTAATCAATGCCTGCGTCAGCCGCACCTGAAACACTAGCGTTGATGTAGTCAGGGAGAACTGAGTCTGAAGGAAGCTTACGGTACTTATCGTAGTAGTTCCTTACACCTAGGAAGACATTCTTGTAAGCAGGGAAGTCGAAGTAGTCCGACTTCAAAAGTGGCACAATCTCGGAGAAAAACTCAATGTCTTTCTTGAGGAGATACAGACAACCCCGCTTGGTGTTGTCGCTAATGTGGTAGGGCATGTTGTATGATAGGTTGGTGGGTTACTTTTTGAAATTTTGTTTTGTAATAGTACCATCCTTGGTCAGAGAACGGTTCATATCTTTTAGGTTTTGAGCCTGCCGCTGTGCATCACCCTGAGTTCTTCTCTTAACAACTCCTTCCTTCTCAAGTACTTTAAAGTTAGGCACAACCTTTTTGTAGTGCTGGTCTCCCGTTTTAATCCTCTTCCGTGTTGCTTCTATGGATTCATTGTAAAACTTTTCAGCCTGCTTTTTATCCATGCCCTCATGAGCATAACGCATACGTTCCTTCAAGGAGTGATAAGAGTTTCTACCATGTTTAATGTCTGGAGGGCCTGCAACCAAACGGTCAGCAACATCGCCACAATTGTTACACTTTACTGTATTAGGTGGCATGTCGCCATACTTAACTTCCTCAAAAACCTCATAATCTCTAGGATCATCCCAGTCAGGAAGAGCATCAATCTCCTCCTGACTCAGACTACTAACTAACACTTGCTCAGTGAAAACATCATCCACCAAAGGAATGTGACGCAGTTCTTCTGTGTCACATTCGGTGCAGTAGTAATTGTAGTAAGGCATTAGGCCCCACACTCCCCGCCAATATTACA